ACCTGGAGAAACTGTTTTCTCTTTCGTAGGTACTGCTGTTGACAAATCAACTATTGATCTTGCTGAACTTAAGGAATTGAACAACACTCCTATTGGTGGTAGAGGAACATTCCCTAATGGACCTGACGTTCTTGCAATTAACGTTTACCTCACAACAGGATCTAATATCGGCGGAAACTTTGTTCTCCGCTGGTCAGAAGCACAGGCATAATATTTGACGTACTGTGTTAGAATAAATATCTTCCAGTACGTCACTTATTGAAATGAGATTTACCGTTTACTCTAAGAATGGATGCCCTTATTGCACCAAGATCGAACAGGTGTTACAGTTAGCAAACTTAGAACACCAAGTTTATAAACTTGATGAAGACTTCAACCGATTCGAGTTCTATAATGCATTTGGTGATGGGTCTACATTCCCTCAAGTTGTTTTAAACGATCAGGAGAATTTGGGTGGATGTAGTGATACTGTTAAGTACCTGCAAGAACAAAATCTCGTCTGATTAAAAATTAAGAAATTGTCCTTATACAAGGGTATGTGTGGAAATATAGTCATGCCAGAAAGACAGGAAGAAAAATCAAAATCTGAATACAACATCAATCGAGGATTTGAATTGATGCTAAGAAAGGCATCTAAAGAGAAAAAAGAAATAAACCATCCAAAAAAATTTCAAATTAAATTTGGTAAAATCTTTTCTTTTTTAGACGTAGAATTTTCTTTTAATTTTGATTTATACTTAGACTTTAAGAAAAGTTCAGATCAAATAAAAAGGTAGAAATATATCTCTCAGAAAAATCTGAATCAAAGTATGCCTTTAGAATTCCATAAGCTGGATCTGTGACTGCCAGATGAGTATCATATCCTTTGTGAAGGGAATATGAAGACATTGTTTGTGAAGATTCTTTGAGGCAAGATTTAAACCGGTTTAAATATGCATCAACAACTTTTAAATAGTCTTCATAAAAATCTGTTTCTTTCCTTTTAATCCAAAACTTTTTAGAAAAATACTTATCTAAATCGTATATTTTGGAGACATCCATATCCCGGTTTGGCAAGTCGCCAAGATATTTTTGAATATATTTTCTATTGTATTCCTCATCCATTTTAAGAGGATGAAGATCAACAGCACCAAAGAATTTTTTATTGCTCATTTTTAAATATTCTGTTCCCAGAATAGGAGTTTCGTAGCAAAATTCTGGATAGATAACCAAAGTTTCTGCGGAAAATTTATTTTTAATATTTAATTCGCATAATCTAATTTTTCTTATCCGATCACTCTTCCAAGTATAAGATTTGATAATTGCATTATTCTTAACAACTTCTTCTTTTAACCATGATGGCAGTTGAAGCGACTCCGCATCTGGAAATATTTCAAGTATCTTATCCTTTAGTTTCATAATAAGATCTCATTGACATTATTTATTTTGTGGATTAGGATGATATCTAAATAAATCAGGTATGAGGGAGAAAAACGCCAAACGCATTACGTTTGTCCGATGTTATCTCTCTTTAAACGGGAGATGCCGAAATAAAAGTAACTCTCGGAGAAAAGAAGATGTTAGCAGTAACTCTCACCATCACGACATTAATTTCAATAATGTTCTTTTTTATTGGGGGTATGGTAGGATGGTTGGCCAAGCAGCATTTCTATGAAAGAAGTTATATTGCTTCCATGCATCCAGAAATGTTTGACGAAAATGGGAACGTAATTCCCGATGAAATAATAGCAGTACGATTTGAAAACGATTATGACTACGACGACGAAGACGACGAAGAAGACAATCGAAAAACCAATTGAGACTCTTCCCACTAATCCCTTTATTTTTGAAATTTTAGAACTTGCTTCTAAACAAAGATCAAATGCCAAAAAGGTTGAAGTTCTAAAGACCTACGAACATGATTCTTTGAAGACCATTTTTGTCTGGAACTTTGACGAAAGTGTTGTTTCACTTCTTCCTAAAGGTGAAGTACCTTATGGCGATGCAAAAGATCAGAATGTTTATTCAGGAACTTTGTCAGAGAATCTCTCTAGAGAAGCTGATGGTGGAGAATCTGCAACTACTCAGGATTTGATGGGTAGAGGACGTACCTCTCTTCGTAGAGAGTATACAAACCTCTACCATTATGTTAAGGGTGGTAATAATACCCTCAATACAATTCGTAGAGAGATGATGTTTATTAATCTCTTACAGGGACTTCATCCAAAAGAAGCAGAAATTATCTGCTTAATTAAGGATGGAAAACTTTCCGATAAGTATAAGATTACTTTTGAAAATGTTAAGGAGGCTTATCCCGAAATCATTTGGGGGGGTCGTTCTTAATGTGTATAGTTCACATTGAAAATTGTGATGAAAATGCCCCCAAGGATAAATCATTACCAGTAAATTCTTATCTTGTAACCTATCATCTTGATGGGAAAAAAATCTGCGACATTGTTATTTGTCATAAAAGAGCAGATGTTTTTGACATGTATTGGGATAAGTATCGCAAAGATCTTAAGAGCATTGAATGGACTGATGGAACAGTCAGTGCTAGACTATGGGGACACAAAGCAAAGGAAAGTAAGAAGAAGAGATGAGTGAAGGTTTTACTGATGGAAAGGCAAAGGTCAACGTAAATGTTGACGAACTTACAAAAATTATAAAAAAATATAAAAAATTGAATAAATACAAAAAGTCTAATCTCTTCGTAGTGAAGACTATTGATGGCACTGAAGACATTATTAGTTCATTACTTAAAGAATCAGAGGAGAATCCTATAGACTAATGGGTAAACACTATCTACTAAACCTTTACGGTTGCTCGTTTGTCCTTTTGGATGACGAGCGTTGCCTTATAGACTTACTGGAAAACGCAGCAATTGCAAGTGGTGCTACTGTCATTCAGACTAGCTCTAAGAAGTTTGAACCACAAGGAGTTACTGTAATTTGCTTGCTTTCTGAAAGTCACATTAGCATTCATACCTGGCCTGAGGAAGGTAAGGCATCAGTAGATGTGTATACCTGTGGCGATTGCAATCCAAAGATTGGTTGTGATATAATCGTCCAGCAACTCTATGCAACAGATCACACTCTGAGTTACATAGAACGGTAATTGGAGAGGGTTGACACCCTCTCTTTTTTTATGTAAAATAATTGGAGATATTATTACCCTATGGATAAAGAAAAACTTAAGTTGATTGTAAAAAACTTAGAGTCTTTAGTGCAATGCCTAAAGTCGGAAATTTATTCTGATGTGGAGTCATACAAACCTCCACAATATGAGGCAGTTTCTCAGCACCTTACAGATTACGACGAAATTTTTGAAGATGACGATGGATACCCAGACTAATATGAAACCCGAAGTTAAACTGATTAGCGTTACTCCAGACGCAGAGAAGCACATGGCATATTGTGCTCGTGTAAGTAATCCAAATAACCAAGAGAATAATAACTTCTCTGGACTCCTCAAGTATTGTATCAAGCATCATCACTGGTCTATTTTTGAGCAGGCAAGTATGACGGTGGAGATTAATACGACTCGTGGTATTGCCGCACAAATTTTGCGTCATAGGAGTTTCACATTCCAAGAGTTCTCTCAAAGATATGCAGATACAAATCTCTTGACTTCTACGATTCCTCTTCCGGACCTTCGTAGGCAGGATACAAAGAACCGTCAGAACTCCACAGATGACCTTGGAGACTATCTAAAACTGACATTGCTGGAGGATATCCGAATTCACTTTGCTGCCTCTCAGAGTCTCTACAATCGCCTTTTAGAGCACGGAGTAGCAAAGGAGTGTGCAAGGTTCGTATTGCCCTTAGCAACGCCCACACGACTCTATATGACTGGCTCAGTAAGGTCATGGATACATTATATTGATTTACGTTCTGCACACGGAACTCAGAAAGAGCATATGGATATTGCAGAGGCAGTTCGTTGTATCTTTACTTGTCAGTTTCCTGCAGTATCTGCTGCTCTTGAATGGACTCGTGAAGGGTGTTCAGAATGTATGGATGCGCCATCCATCTGTATTGAATAAATATTTTCATACACAATGGAGGTGTAATTTGCCCACATATCCTGTTATTAATGGAAAGACTGGCGAGACTCGGGAGTTAGT